CTCGCATTATGGTCTGAGCTAGACCTTAGTGGAATTAATTCCGATCTCGGTGATTTAGGCCCGGACTTTGATTTGGATATGCTTGGGATAAAAGACTTCAAGCTTGATTTGAATGAAGAGAATGAAGGGCAATGTGATCCTGACGAAGTGCCAGAGGATGTGCCAACAAAGGCAAAGCTTGGTGATTTGTTTACTCTTGGCAGTCATAGATTGCTTTGCGGAGATAGTACGGATCTTGCCACGGTCGAAAGGCTGATGAATGGCGAGAAGGCTGACATGGTCTTTACGGATCCGCCTTATAATCAAGAAACTGAAGGTGGGTTTAGTTCGGAAATCGGGAAAGCTCTTAGAAAACAAAGCAGAGAAATTGAACATCTTTGTGATTTTAATCCAGAAATGTTTCTTAATATTTTACCGAGCGCCTTCGAAAAAAATAAAATGAATTCGCTAATTTTCTGCAACAAAGACCTACTCCCAGAGTATCTTACATGGGCTCGCGAGAAAGGATATTCATTTAACCTGTTAATATGGAAGAAACCGACAGCTATCCCAATTGGAGGCAGCTATCGACCAGATATTGAATACCTTATCTCATTTCGAAAATCAGGAATATTTAATGGAGCATTGAGAGAGGTCTCCTATTCAAAATGTTTGGAGTTTGGTAGAGAGAAAGACAAAGTTCATCCCACGATGAAACCTGTTTCTATGATTGAAAACCAACTTTATATTTGCTCAAACAAAGCTTCAAATGTACTGGACTTTTTTGGCGGCTCAGGCTCCACTCTTATCGCTTGCGAAAAAACAAACCGCAAATGCTTTATGATGGAGCTTGATCCACATTACATCGACGTGATCATAGCCCGCTGGCAAAAGTTCACAGGCAAAAAGGCAGTCCGAGAAGATGGCGTTTTGTGGGATGATATAGCTGCACTTGAAAAAACTAAACAAAATGAGTAGAATTTAGGCATGGCAAGACCACTCACCGAAATTAAAAAAGAAGACTTCGAGAAACTATGCCAAATTCAATGCACAAAGATTGAGATTTGCGGCTGGTTTAATTGCTCTGAGAGTACAATCGAGAGGTGGTGCAAACGAACCTACTCTATGAGTTTTGACGCCATTTATGATCAAAAACGACAGGGCGGGTGCATTTCCCTTCGAAGGGCCCAGTTTCAAGAGGCTCTAAAAGGTAATACGGCGCTCCTGATCTGGCTCGGTAAACAATACCTAGGACAATCGGACGTTGAGAAGGCCGAACGCAAACTATTAGGGGATAAAATCAACGAGATTCACGAGCAAATAAACGTCCTAAAGCTTGTTAAAGAGGGGTAGTGGTTGAACCTGGAAGTCAGGCATAAAATCATTAAGTACCTTTTTTCTCTTCTCAAAGACGTTCAAAAAGAAATGTTTGATCTCGTCTATTCCAACACTAAATCCAGAAAATACATCATTCACTGCGCTCGAAGGTTAGGTAAGACCTTTCTCTTAGTCGTGATCTCTTGTTGTGTCGCCTATGCGAAAGACAATGCGCAAGTCAGATATGCCTCAGTATCTCAGAAGTCCGTTCGAAAGATGGTTCATCCAATCTTCAAAGAGATATTTAAGACGATCAAAAAGCCACTGAGACCCAAGTGGAACAGCCAAGAAGGGGCGTACATCCTACCCAATGGCTCAATGATTCACATTGCCGGATGTAACAACGGGCATGCTGACGATCTCCGTGGAACAGCCGCAGATCTTTGCGTTGTCGATGAGGCCGCCTTCATCGACGAATTAAGCTACCTAGTCGATTCAGTTCTAATGCCCCAATTATTAACGGTCCAAGGCTCGATGCTCTTAATGGCGTCCAGCTCTCCGGTTTCTCCAGCCCATGAGTTCGTCGATTATATCAACGACGCCAAGATTGAGGGATACTACTCTAATTTTGATATTCATAAAGGCGGTTATGACGAAACACTTATCAAAGAATTCTGTAAAGAGGCCGGAGGAGCAACCTCAACTTCTTGGCTTCGAGAGTACCTCAACCATATCATCGTGGATTCAGACTACGCAATCATACCGGAAGCATCCAATTTCAAGCCAGGAGTTCAAACATCGGAATTCCGGCGCTATTATCACAATTACGTATCAATGGACATCGGAACAAGAGACTTAACCGCTGTTCTATTTGGTTACTATGATTTTAAGAGGGCGAAGCTTGTCATTGAAGACGAGTATCAAATCAGTGGGCCAAAGATGACTACCCCAATCCTTGCTCAAGGTATCAAGGAGAAAGAGCAATCCCTTTGGCCCAACAAGGAACCATATAAACGAATCTCGGATAATAACAACCTTTTGCTACTCCAGGACCTTGGATATCTTCACGACTGTCATTTTATACCGACATCAAAAGACACACTCGAGGCCATGGTTAACGAAATGCGTATATGGTTCATGAACGACCGAATAGAAATATCCGAAAAATGTCCTCTCTTAATTCAATCGATTATGTTTGGTTTCTGGAATGAGCAGCGGAAAGACTTCGGACGCTCTGCAACACTAGGGCACTTCGATGCTGTTGCCGCCCTCATGTACTTCATCAGAAACATCGATCAGACGACAAATCCAATTCCTACCACAATTGCATTTGATCAAATTTTAGTCGAAGATGATACTCATTCAGGACACGAGCTTGCAGAGCTATTAAACATTTAAGGACACACACAACATGGAAAGTTCTAACACTTATTGGGCAGCGGAACCGAGCGAAACAATCGCAGCAAAGATAATCGATAAGTTTAAAGCATATCGCCGCTATCTGTCTGACTCTGGCGAAATAATGAAGCTTCGAAAGTCATACAAGGCTTATTACGGAGACCCTCAAATTCGGGACCTTGGTCGTGGGCTTAAGCATATTCATGTGAATAACTATGCATCATTATGCAGGAATCTGCATGTCATGATCACCTCTCAGAGACCAGCATTACAACCAAGAGCCATCAACACGGACTTGGAATCACAGGCATCGGCTGAACTCGGGGAAGGACTTCTTGATTACTACATGAGAGAAAAACACCTGGAACAGAAGTTCAATCGATGCGCCGAGATTGGCATTGTATTTAAAGAATCGTGGATCTGCTTTGACTGGGACGTGAACGCTGGGGAACCAATAGCGACAAACGAAGGTGAAGGAGAAGTTGACGAAAACGGAGAGCCCGTAGAACCGACAACAATATTTGAAGGTGACATATCCGCTCAGGTTTACCACATGCTGGACGTTGCCCGTGATATTTACCGGAAAGATGTTTCTTCACATAAATGGTACATTATTAAGGAATACAGAAACAGATTCGATTTAGCGGCAACGTATAAGAACCATGAGGCTGAACTACTATCTATCCCTGGGGAGAATAAAGAAGACGCAGAGTTTGAGTTGAATCCTCTCGAAGTAAAGGCAGATCATTACACCGAAAGCGATTTGATCCCTGTTTATAAGCTCTACCACGACAAGACCCCGGCTTTACCAGAGGGAAGACTCGTCATTGTAGCTGATAAAGATTTGACCTTATTTGACGGACCATTGCCATACCGAAGACCATATGTCTTCCCAATGACCGCAACAAGCAAAGTGGATTCATCCTATGGCCACACGTTTATGGATGACCTATTAGCGCTGCAAGATGTGCTTGATATGACATTCTCGGCAATCGTGACAAACAACGCCGCTAATGCTGTTCAGAACTTCCAGGTGCCAAAAGGATCAGGCGTAAGAGCCACAATGGCAGCCGATGGAATGCGAATCTTAGAGTTCGACCCGAAGCTGGGGCCGATTCAGCCACTCGATCTTTTAAAGACAGCGCCAGAGGTCTACAACTTCACTGAGATGGTAAACAACTACATGCAATTGATCGCTAACATTAGTCCGATATCAAGGGGAGAGGCTCCCGCATCGATGTCAGGGGCAGCAATGGCCCTCTTACAGCAGCAATCAATTCAGTTTAACAACGGTCTACAACAATCCTATGCGCAACTACTTGAAAACGGTGGAACCGCGATCATTGAACTCCTGCAGGATTTCGCCATTGAAGATCGAATTGCGCTGATTGCTGGTAAAAACAAGAATGCGTTAATGAAATCATTCAGTGGTGAGGACCTTAAAGGAATCTCGAGAGTCATCGTTGACTCGGCAAACCCACTGACAAAGACCACGGCTGGTAGAGTAGAGATTGCAAACCAACTTCTCGCACGTCCTGACTTCATTAAGACACCGGAGCAATACTTAGGTGTCCTTACGACCGGAAACCTAGAGCCTCTTTACGAACTTGATCGATCAAGACAACACCTAGTTAAATCGGAAAACGAGGCCCTACTTTCGGGAGAGAAAGTCCAAGCCGTTCTAACGGATGATCATGCTATTCACGCTCTTGAACACAGTTGTATATCAAACAATCTAGAGGTTCGAAAGAATCCTCAAATCCTTGCCAATGTTCTCGAGCACATCCAAGAGCACCTGGACATGGCACAACAGATGCCTCCACAAATGGCAGCGATGCTTAAGCAGACAAGCTTCGCGCCACCTCCACCTCCACCAGGGGCACCACCAGAGGTTAACCCTAATCTCATGAATCAAACACCAACAGAACAACAAGCAAGCGGAGTTAATTTGCCAAAACCGGCGCAATCTCCGCTTCCACCAATGCAATAGGGGTAATGAATGTCAGAAGTTGAATCAGCCGAAGTCGAGAGCTCACAACCAGAGTCCAACGACAATGTTGAGGGTACAGAAATAGAGAGTCAGGAAGGCGAAACAACGAAAGAGCAGCAAGTTCAATCGATGATTCGCAAATTGAAGCTCAAAGTCGATGGCGAAGAGATTGAGGAAGACTACGACTTAAGCAATCAAGATCAATTGATTCGAGACCTTCAGCTAGCTAGGGCCGCAAAGAAAAGAATGGCTGAGGCTCAAGAGGCTAAACGAAAAGCATTTGATATTGCCCAACAGTTTGAGAAAGATCCGGTATCAATTCTTGAGAGACTTGGCGACAAGGGATATGAGACTGCTGAAAAGATGTTATTGAAAAAGATCCAGCAGGAAATGATGACTCCTGAACAACGAGAGCTTGCTGAATTAAAATCGCGTCTTGAAAGGTTTGAGGCGCAGGAAAAGGCTGCGAAGGAAGCCGAAGAGCGCCAAAAACAGGATGAAATTGAAGATAGGTATCGTCAACAATTTCAAACAACTATTATTGGTGCGCTTGAGAAGGCTGGACTTCCAAAAACGCCACGGATAGCTCAGAGAATGGCCCAACTCCTTCAGTACAATATCAATCTTGGTTATGATCTAACTCCTGAGGAGCTAGCCCATGAAGCAAAGAAGGAATTCTCGGAACTTTTCGGAGCGCTATCCAAGGATGCTGAGGCTGAACAACTTTTGAACTTGATTGGAAAAGATGCTTACAAAAAGCTTAATAAACATCAAATCGATATATTGAAGAAAAAGCAGTTTGGGAAAGAGAGCCCAAACAAGAGTCTAACCCAAAGTTCATTTAAACCTAAGTCTAGCAATAAACAAAAAACCATGACTTGGGAAGATTGGAACAACGAAGTTAGTCGTCGTATCAAAAGCCAAGATCAAGATTAGTATTGCTTTTTTATCTAGCATAACTCACAATTCTTTCTATAGGGCCACAAAATAGCCAAAACCAGGCTTCCAACGTGGCCCAATATTCTAGACGTGCCACAACCAGGCTACTGTCAAAAAGTTTGTTCATTTCATAATTTCATTTTTATTTAAACTTTTAGAGGAGTTTTCTAATGGCACAGTATAACACGGTCTCTACACTTGATGGTTTGTTTAAAACAGTTTACGGCGAAGGCCCTGTAAACGTAGTTCCTGAGTGTTCGATCCTTCAGAAAAAAATCAAATTCGAATCAGCCGAAAAAATCGGTAAGGCGTACAACTTCCCAGTGATTCTTTCAAACGAAGCTGGCGTGACATACCTTGCGGCTGGCGCAGGTGTTTCTACTCTTAACGATGCAGTGGCAGCCGTTTTGAAGGAAGCGACTGTTGACGCTAACCAAATCATCGTTCGCGGTCAAATGGACTACGAAGCTGCAGCAAAAGCAGAAAAAGGCAAAGAGGCTTTCAAATCAGCTACTGAGCTTTTGATCATGAACTTGCAAGAGACTGCTTCAAAGCGTCTTGAAATTGCAATGCTTTACGGTCGTTCAGCAACTGGTCTTGGAACTGCTGACAGCTCAACTAACCAATCAGCTACTCAAACTCGAGTGTTGATGTTGGCGGCTGGCTGGGCTCCTGGTATCTGGTCAGGTCTTGAGAATGCTACTTTCAACTTTTACAAAGTGTCTGATAACTCATTGATCTCTTCAGCAGCAAACGCAATTTTCACATTGGCACAAGTTGATTTCACAAACCGATATTTGTACTTTGACGGAACATCAACTGGTATCTCAGCTCTAGACACAGCCCTAGCCGCTGGCGATTGTTATATTCATTTTAAAGACGCAAAGTCTGCTGAAATGTACGGTATCGATGCAATTACTGTAAACACAGGAACATTGTTTGGTATCTCTGCCACTACTTACGGAATGTGGACTGGATCAAGCTACGGAGCAGGATCAGCAGCTTTGACTACTGCTAAGATCTTGAACGCTGTTGGTTATTCAATCGCAAAAGGTGGATTGCTTGGCGAAGCAGACGTTCTAGTATCTCCTAAGACATTCATGAACCTTTCTGGTTCTATGACTGATCTTCGTCGCCAAAACGGTGGGCAAAAAGAAACTGAAGGTCTCGCAGGTTTCGAGACTATCACTTTGATGGGTCCGAACGGTAAGTTAAACCTTATCCCACACCCTTTCGTAAAAGAAGGCGAAGCATTTATTCTTCCGATGAAACAATTTCGGCGAATTGGGACTAAGGAATTCACTTTCCAAACTCCAGGAAAACAAGGCGAAATGTTTTTGCACATCCCCGATAAAAACTGTTACGAGCTACGAAATTACACGGCCCAAGCCATTATCTGCTTGAAACCAGCTCAGCTCGTTAAGATCACTGCTATCGTTAACTCTTAATTCTAAGAGTTCTTTTTATTCTTTATGTACAGGCCTCAAGACGTTGGGGCCTGTCTCTTGACTTAAATTAAGGGGACTCCGCATGGGAACCAATGTTACGCTAAATGGATCGACCTACACAATACCAGCAGCAGGCGAAAACAATTGGGGACCAAATGTCTCCAATTACCTAATTGCAATTTCTACCGGAGTTTTACAGAAAACAGGTGGGACATTCACGCTCACCGGAGAAATTGATTTCGGCGCAACATACGGCCTTAAATCCGCTTACTTTAAATCAAGAGCAACTAACCCATCAAGTACAGGAATTGTAAGATTAGGAAACAACGAGGGCATCGGATGGAGAAACGCTGGAAACACAGCCGATAGTATTCTGAAGATGAACTCCGATGATGATCTCGAGTGGCTTGGATCAATGCATGTTGGGAATCCTGGAACCGAGGGGGCTGGAATTAACATAGGTGGAGTAACCTATAACTCTACTTTCAAGGTATCTGACATCAATGGCACGAATTATGCCCAAACTATTCTTCACAGACATTCTACTACTTTGGAGCCATTAGTTGTAGGTGCAAGATCGAACTCAGATACAAGCTCCCATGCTGATGTGACAGCAGGCATGTCCCTCTATTCAAATTGGGGCGTAGGCTACGCAGGATCAAACTACAAGATCTTTGGATACTGGTCTTTCGCTGCAAGTAGCTCGGGGACCATTTCAAACACATCGGCTCCTGGAGCTTGGAAGCTCTATACAACTCCGAATGGTTCGGTTACTCCAGGCCTTGCGATGTTAGTTGATCAGGATAAGTCGATCACAGCCTATGGCAACGTGAAGCTTGATTCATTGACAGCTTCGCGAGCATTGATCATTGGATCAGGAAAGAATATAGAGGTAAGTTCTGTTACATCGGCTGAACTTGCTTTTCTGTCTGGAGTAACGTCAGCAGTACAGACACAGTTAAACGCTAAAGCTCCGTCGGCAAATCCAAACTTTACAGGTACTATTACAACGCCATTGACGGCGAGTCGAGCCGTAGTGACTGGATCAGGATCGGCACTAGAGGCCTCTGCTGT